TGGGTTCCTTCTGGTGGTCAAATGCTTGGCACTGTAGCTAACAAAGCTATCTTCTATAACAACACGAATATTGCAGAAGATCTTACTTTGCCTGCTGGTAGTAATGGAATGAGTGCTGGTCCTATTACTGTTGATGATGGATATACCGTTACTGTCGCTGACGGTTCAGCTTGGAGTATTATATAATGCCTACAACCATTTCTGGGGACACTGGAGTCTCTAAAGCCGCAGCAGCCCCTGTTAACCAAGCAGCTCTTGCTGCTGGTGTTGCGGGTACTGGGCCGGCTTTCATTGCAAGAAAGACAGCCCAGCAGACCATAACTGCCAATACAGCGACAAAAGTGACTCTGGATGTAGAGGACTATGACACGGATAATTGCTTTGATCTTACCAATGATAGGTTCACGCCTAATGTGGCTGGATTCTATCAGGTAAATGGCATTGCCTATATGTCTACGATTTCAGGTGCAGCCTATTCGTTGATATATAAGAATGGTGCTATCGAGTTATACGGATCAGGAGCACCTCAAGGAATATCTGGAGTTTCTGGGCTGGTCTATATGAACGGAACTACAGACTATCTTGAGCTGTGGTGCTACGTGAACGGTACCATAGTATATGATGGCGCCGGCCTTACCCACTTCTCAGCTTATCTTGCGAGGAAAGCATAATGTCTCTACTTAAAACAATTAGGCAGCAACTAGGTCTCTCCAACACTGCTGCTAATAACTTCGTCCTAGATGCTAGCGCCGACAACGGCACAATGAAACTAGCTCGTGGTAATGCGGGAGCTACTACGCAGGACGTTATGACGGTGGATGCTGCGGGCAAGGTGAGCTTTCCGGAGAACAAGGTGCCAGCATTTAAGGCTGTTCTTACAGCCACCCAAAGCATAGTAGCAAACACTTGGTCCGTTGCCTTGATGTCAGAGGTCTTTGATACCACGGCTGCTTATGAACCATCAACAGGACGCTTTACTCCGCAAGTGGCCGGTTACTATCTGATTACCGGGAACATTAACATCAATGCAACTAGTAATCTGACATCGGCAAGTGTTGTAGTTCGTAAGAATGGAAGCAACACGGCATTTGAGGGATACGCTAGTGGAATAACGTCTGGCGGGACGGGCGGCTCCATTAACAACGTGGCTTGCGTTGTCTATCTTAACGGAAGCACTGACTATGTTGATTTGGCGGCGATCGCCAACGCCGGCGCGGTATCCCCAGTTCTGGCACCCAACTTACAATCCAGTCAGTTCTCTGGCGCACTCGTGAGGGCAGCATAATGACCGCAAAATTCTCAGCTAGTGCCGACGGCACTAAAGTTAGTATCGGCAACGCAGCGGAAGACGCGCTGCAAATAGACAGCACGGCGAAGACGATCAAGGCACTTGCCTCCTATCAGATGGCAGGCAATGGACCGGCATTCAGAGCTAGGAGAACCACCACACAGAGTTTTGCAAGCGGTACAGCAACAACGATCCTATTCGACGCGGAAGATTTTGACACCGACTCTGCTTATGATCCTGCTACTGGCAAATTTACTCCGCAAGTGGCTGGCTATTATCAGGTGAATGCTGATGTTTCCCTGAATACAAATGCGGCAGGAACGGCTGGTCAGGTGATAATCAGTAAGAACGGAAACACTGTTGCTCAAAACATCGCGGCATATACCTCGACTAGTATTATTTTTTACGGACAGCTTACTGTCGGAGCATTGGTGTATATGAACGGTACAACTGACTTCTTGAGTGTGATAGTTGCTGTTACGGCCACCAACCCGTTCGTTTCCGCTGGCTCTTTCTCTGCATCACTTGTGAGGCAAGCATAATGAAATACTTTTTCTATCTTCTCCTAGCGATTCCCTTCAAGATCCTAGCAAAGATCCTCGCCCCTGTGCTTCCTATCTTTGCACAGAATCTGCTGGGTCCAAGTGCTACTGAGAACAGTTGGGCAGTAGAGCCACGCTTACCATGGTGGCTAGACTGGTTCATGATGGATGATCATTCTCTCTGGGGTGGAGAGGAGTGGCAAACTGTTCTTCATCCCAAGGACTATGACACATACTGGGGAATGGTTCTGTGGTTGCTAAGGAATTCTGCTTGCAACTTCGGAAGGTATCCACTGGCTGTCATCCAAGGTGATCCTAAGGCTTGGCAAGTCAGGCGAGTTTATCCAATAACCAAGCGATTCTCCATTGCGACTAACTTCGGCTGGAACCTAGACAGTCCCGGTCGCTTCTCTGGCCTCTGTGGCCACGTGTTTTCTATTAAGGTAAAGAGGAATAAAAATGGCAAGTAGAGAATTGGCAGACTTGGAGCCTGAGACACAAGCACTAGCAAAGCAATTTCTTGCTAAGTGCGCAGCCGCTGGTATTGATGTTTTGATCTACTGCACGTATAGGAGCATGCATGAACAAAACATTATCTATGCACAGGGAAGAACAACTCCCGGCAAGATTGTTACAAACGCTAGAGGTGGGATGTCTTGGCATAACTGGAAAAGAGCCTTCGATTTTGTGCCCCTAGTAAGCGGTAAGCCTGCTTGGAATTCCGCAAGTCTCTATAAGCAGTGCGGAGAAATCGGTGAATCCTTAGGATTAGAATGGGCTGGTCGTTGGACTGGCTCCCTAAGAGAGACAGCTCATATGCAATACACAAAAGGCAAAACTATTGCCGACATGGTAAAGGAAACGTAAGATGGCACTTGATCCTATCACTGCTGCACTTGACATTGGCAGCAAGATTATCGACAAACTGTGGCCTGATCCCGCGCAAAGAGACGCTGCCAAGCTGGAGCTTATGCGTTTGCAGATATCAGGGGAGCTTGCGCAAATCGAAGTCAACAAGGAAGAAGCCAAAAGCACTTCTGTATTCGTTGCCGGATGGCGTCCTTCCATAGGCTGGATCTGTGGTGCAGCCTGCGCATGGAATTGGATAGGCTTGCCCATCTCTAAGCTAGGTCTTACGCTTCTTGGTATCTCTGTCGAAGCGTTGAGTCCTGCTGATCTCTCCGAAATGCTTCCTGTCCTGATCGGTATGCTAGGTCTGGGTGGTCTTAGAACCATTGAGAAGATGGGTAACAAAGCATAGCCGGCCAAAAATACTCTTCCGGAATGGTGTCTTGTATGCTACAGTGACACCATTCTAAAATAACTTGGATAAGAATCATGTTTGAAACCATTGCTGCTGGCCTCTTTGCTGTTCTCATGGCTGTGTTGGGATTCTTCGGAGCAAAGATAGTACAAAAACTGGATGATGGCGTAGTTATGCTGCACACTGTAGCTGATCAATTGCGTGTAGACATTAAGGCAGTTTCTGAAGCTGCTCACGTCAGAATTAACAAACTGGATACGCGCATTACAGTTATTGAAACCAAGTGTGGTGTATTCCATGGCCATGTACATAATCGTAGTAGTGATAGGGATGTGATTCCTATTATTGACGAAGAAAGGCTTGACTAATGTCCTCCACTACCCAGCGTTATCCACTATCCACTCCTGACGGTATATCAATCCCATTTGATGTAATCCGTCCGAGTGGATATATGTCCGTCAATACTGCGCTCACAGTCTCTGGTCAGATCGCTATTCCTGCTGGATGTGAGATCATTAGCTTCACGGCAACAGAAGATTGCATCGTGCGATTCGGAGCTAATGCTGCTATTCCCAGTTCAGGCGTAGTCCTAACGGATGCAGTACATATCCCACGCGATATGCGTATCACGGTAGCTCCTGTTGCTGAGTTCTTCACTGTGATCTCCGAAGGACAAGTAGGTGTTCTACGCTGCCAACTGATTGATAAGTGGGCAGGTCTGGCACTTCAAACCCAATACAACAAGCGTTAATCTACGAGGTGTCGCCATGCCACAACAAGTTAAGGTGATTGATCTCACCAAGTCCTATATCCCAGGTGATCCTAACGCCTATCCGGATACTCTGCACTTCTCCGCCAGGGAAGATCAACCTGATCCCTCTGGTCCACTCCTGATGTACGAAGGATACAATTTCCTGCCCACTTCGTATGGGTATCGGTCTTACTTCGGCTTGGATTCTGTGCAGAATGTGGCTCCTCTCACCAAGCCTTGTGATGAGATCATTACCTTCCAGTCCAAGACCTACGAGAATGCACAGATCGCCTTCTGCAGTGATGGCCTCTATATGGCTAAAGCAGGCGAAACTGTCTGGACAAAGATCCTTTCTCTGACTGATGACTACACAATCTCTGGCACCTACAAGCAATATACGTGGTGCATCATCGAGAACAACCTCTACATCTACCGTCAAGGCTATGCTAAGGTCATCAAGATAGACGATGAACTCGTTCTTACTGAGCATGTTCCGTCTTTCCTCAACATGGCAGGACAGATGGGCATCTTTCGTGGCAACGGCCGTCTGTGCTTCTGGGATTCTGAGAACTCCGTAGCCTGGTCCTCTGCTCTTGATCTCTTCGATCTTACTCCCTCCATTGAAAACATGGTGGGCAACTCCATCTTCCTGGGTGTGCTTGGTAGAATCGTCAATATCATTCCTCATGGTGAAGGCTTCGTTATCTACGCCACGCGTAGTATCGTTGGTGTCACCTATAGCACCACAGGTACGCAGGTCTGGAATGCTTCTACTATCACCAGTGCTGGTGGTATCACTCATCCTAAAGCTGCTTGTCTTGGCAAGGGCAATGAGGAGCATTTCGTCTATACTACGGTAGGCATTGCTACTATTGGGCACTTCAATGCGCTCAGCAGGAACTATGCTATGGAGTTCATTCTTCCTGAACTGTTCGATTATCTCAAGGAAAGCAGAGATCCTGTCTACTTGCAGTGTCATGCTTCTCGCTATCTGTACTTCTCCGTTATCAACCCGAACTACATCTATGGCATTACGTCCTTCACTGACGTTGCCGTAGCAGACCTGCGTGGTCCTGTAATCAAGATTGACACTAGCGCATGGTCTTCTCTCGCTGGAAATCCCTACATCTCCCCGAAAGAGACGTATCAGCTGCTTGATTCGTTCTTCATTGAACCGACTGGTTTAGTCAGTCCTGCTGTTGATCGTACTGCTACCACCCACAAAGAGAGTCGGTGGATGGCTACGATGCTGCTTCCGAATATGGACTTCCGGGCAGCACAGAAAGACCTGTTCTCTGGTTTGAATTGCGCCTATAAGTCTCGTGCATATGATCTTCCAGTTGCTCCTACGGCTGCCAACTTCTTTCCTGCTATCGACTTCCACTGCAATCAGCATAGTAGCGGTGGCATTAACGGTGGTGGTTATCAGTCTTGGAACACTTGGGCATACTACCTGACGTCGCAGATCAATGCGAATGCTCTTACTATCCAGTCTGACAACGTAAGTGTTCCTGCAGCTACGGAACGCAGTGTCTTCACACGCCTGTACTCCCAAGAATTGCAAGGACAGGAGACTGGTGGTGGAAGCTGTACGGATCTTATCTACAACTTCATGTCAGGCGTGGCTGAATACCGTGACTTCCTGAAGAAGCATGAGCAAGCTATCCGCGACTTCGCTGTGTATCTTCTGAACATGGATGCGCATACGCGCTATGTGTACTCGGATTCTGGTACTGTCACCTTCGGTACTCCGTCTATCTCTACCTCATCTTGGTATATCCCCAAGGCAGTAGGCCATGTCTACGCAGATATGGTTCAAGGAGATGCGCTAAATCAAGCTAGTGTTGCTTTGAACTATGCGAGCACACAGTATCTCAAGATCCAGCAATTGAATTCCAGCGTCAATAAGGTCAGTGCTGTTTTGACTGATGTGAGTGCTACTCCTGCGCGCTACAGATGCCGAGCTTTCGCTTCAGGCTATGGTCAGTATTCCGAGAAGACCTATGACCACCTTCCGACTATCCAAGAGCTGATGGATTACTTCGGTGATCCTGGTCTTGGTTCATGGACTACAAGTGGTGGAGCTACCTATGTTGTGGATTACAACTATGGTGTTACTCCTGATATGACCTTCAGTCAGATCGCTAATGGTCTTAGCACTAACTGCATTACTCGTAATGTGGCCACAAATGCTTATGGTCTTGGTACATTCCAAATGGCTCTGTGCTATGATGATTCAGGGAATGGTCTGAATACAGATCCGTGGATTTGGCCTAACTATGTGCCAACCATGACAGCAGAAATGCTGCAGGATATTCAGGACAATCCGTATCTTCTGAACTTCACAGCCGTTGCTCCTAACTATCCATCTGGCCAGCCTTATCAACTGCAGATGGCGATGGAGAATCTCGCTCTTCGTCCAGCTTCAACATACCAGTTCCCGTCAAGAAAGACTGGACTTAACTATACCCTAGAAGCTGTTCCGCTCACCTCTGAGTGGTCAGTAGATGGACGCAAGTTCTACATCAAGGGTAAAGTGAAGGATGTCGTTGGTGGTGCTATGTACAGCAATGTTGTACTTGCTATCCTATATACCAACCAGATCTACAAGAACACGATTGAAGATCTTGCTTCTATTGTCATTTCTGAGGTAGACTTCCTGACTGTTCCTACAGCCAATAGAGATGTGCTGCAGCTTCTCTTTACGGAGACGGATAGGGATACAGTCACTGACAATGGCTTGGATGGATACTCGCGTGTCAACGATAAGCACTTCTTCACGCCAGCTTTTACTAATCCCGGAGAGAATCTCGCACTGACCTTCCCCGGAATGACTAATGCAGTCATCTGGAAAGATCCTAATATATCCTTCCCTTACACAATCCAACAGTGTATTCCATGGGACTTCTTCAAAGCAGGTTCTGTTGCCAGTATCGTGCATGGTATTGATCCTACCCTTGTCACTAAGGGATTGCTTCTGGATATCCCAATGCCTTTGGGTCCCATTGATTATCTTGTGGCCAACTACGTCTGCTATGGCTATACAGGAGACTGGGATGGTTTCGTAACAATCGACTTGAGTGACTTCACCTATCCTGGTACTACCTACACTCTGCAAGATGGTGTGCCTGTTCCGGCTTATCCGACTCTGACTGGCTCGCTAGTATTCGATCTGCAACTTAAGAAGTGGGGCAAGCAAGCAGCCAACTTCAAGGCTCTCCTGCAACTGACTCCTATCAATGCTACTGATATTGGCAGCATTGCCTTTACGCAGTTTGGTATGGACTCAGGTGTTCTTGCAGCAGCCGACTCTACTATCAGGATGTTTGCTGTAGCTACGGCTGCAGGCTTCTGCCGGTGGGGTAAGATCGGTCTGCATAGACTGGGCTTCACTGAGATGCTGGAAGTCACATTCAACTTCCGTACCAAGTCTACTGGGACTATTACAGTAGATGGAAGTATTGATGCTAGGGATATTGAGCTTGGTATCCAGCATGAAGAGACTTTCACTGACGTAAGACAACACGTAGTCAAGTGTCACGTAGCTGCGATGTGGCACACTATCTCCATACGCGGGAAATTCGATTTGCAATACTTGGAGTTCCGTGCGATTATGGGTTCAAGACGTTAGAAGTTCAACACTTATTTATAAGGAATACTGCAATGGCAAATAACAGCGGTTCTAATCCGTATGGCATTGATCCTGAGATCTACAAGGACATCGAAAGAAAGGCTGCGCAGGAAGCTACATACTATGCTGGTGCGACTCGTGTTGGCACTGGAATGAAGGTCAATGATGTAACCTACTCCAAGGCTCTGGATAGGATGGTCGAGCGTGAGCGTGCTCGCTCTGGCGGTGCCAGTAAGGGCGGTGGTGCTTCTGGGCAAGAGTCCTTCTCTGGTATTGCCGATCAAGAAGTCTTCGGTGCCCTTAAGAGCAAGCTCAGTGGAATGCTGGCTGGTACTGATGCTGGCACCGCCCTTGCTAAGCAGCAGAAGCAGGAGAGCATCGGCAAGTACGATCAACTGCTGGCAGACTATAGCAAGCAGGGAGCTTTCACTGACGCAGCATCGCTCATGAAGCAGAATCTCAATGCTTCGATGGAAGCCAACAAACCTGCTATCCAGCGTGCAATGGAAGGTTCCGGCACAAGCGCAGGAAGTATGCAAGCGCTTCTCTCGCAGCAACTTTCTGACAAGGCTTCGCTTAGTGCAGGTGCTTTGGGTGCCGAGCAGGCTAAGGCTTATGGCCAGATCTCTGCTCAACTCATGAGTGGTAGAGGACAGCTTACACAAGGCAGGGATAGTGGTGTTGCTGATATCGTAGGTATTGCTGATCTTCTCAAGGTTAGCAAGGGTTCCTCCTATGGTAACTTCGATCCCGCCTCTATGCTGAATGCAGAAGCCAATATGCTTAGGGCGCAGAGTGCTTCTGATCTTACTGGTGGTGCAGGTGCAACGAAGAAATGGTCTACGTATGGCCCCGATCCTGATAACCAGTGGATGACACAGCCGGGTACTCTCGAAGATCAGTTTAGAACCGGAAAGAAGAATCCGCTTGATCCTGCCAATAACTTCCTGTATGGCAGCAACGGCACGTACTAATAGGAAAGTCCATGAACTACGAAGATCAACTTCAACAACTCGTCACGGATTACGGCGCAGTTGTTTCTCCTACCCAGCAACAACTGGAGGATCGCGGAGTCTTTACTGAGACGCGTCCTTCAGAATCTGGCAGTCGCCTCATCACCAATCTTCCTGATATGGCAGGAGGACCTAACACGGTCTATATCCAGCCGCAACCACCTGTTCCGGCGCACACTCCTGGACAGTCTATGAAGCGGGAAGCTCAAAAGGACTTCATCTCAGCTTACGAAGAGCGTCTCATGAAAACTGAGAACTTCCTGGAGAAACAACGCTTGATGAACGAGCTGCAAGATAGTGCCATGCAACGGCTAGGAGCTGCACAGAAGGCTGCTGCCAGTGTAGTTGAAGGTGACATGAATCTGCCAGCCTATCGTGCGAAACTCAGTAAGATGATCGAGCAAGACAAGCGCAATCGTGAACTTGAAGGGATGGACTCGCCCGAGACTTCTCAGCTACGTTCGGCTGTCCTCAAAATGGAAGATCAGGCCAGGAAGACTACCGAGGACATTCTCAAGAACAGTCCCGACGTCAAGGCCTTCCAGGCTGCTGTCACCACTACTCTGACTCAGCATGGCAAGCTGGCTGACAAGATGCTCGCCGATCAAGAGAAGCTACTTGCCAAGAAAGAAGCCGAGCAAGAGGCTGCCCAGCAAGTTGCTTCCATGGTTTCCACAGAGGCTCGTCAGGCTATCGTTAATGCCAACCCTGCTATGAGGGATGATGTCAACTTCGCCAAGTTCGTCGTTAATGGCGGCGGAAAGGATAAGAACTGGAAGCCGATTCTGGATGGTTCCCTTACTTCTGGTGACTACGTGGATGCTGCCCTGAAAGGGAATACTGCTGCTCGTGGTCTTGCCCTCAGTGAATATGCTGTACGCACTGGCAAGAGTGTGCTGGAGGCAGAGAACGAAATGCGTGTCGCAGAGTCTCTCGCTAAGAGTCCTACTCTGGCTCTGGAAGCATTCGCTAAGGAAGGTGTCCTGAAACCTGAGGAAGTTCGTAAGATCTCCTCTACTCTGCTGGCTTCCAGTACTGCTGGTAGAAAAGACATCATGGCAATGCTGCAAGACAAGATCCCTGATCTCATGCAAGCTCGTTCTGTGGCCCATGTCAAGTCTGATCCGACAAAGATTAACGAACTCATGAAGGATGAGGAATGGACTGCCGCTACTGTTAGTACAGCTCAAAAGCAAGGCAAGCCTCCTACCACATTTGACGTGGCTATGAACTATGTCAATGCTGTGCCTGATAACAAGGAGCGTATTGCTAGGCAGGAGAAAGTAGCCAAGGCATATGCGGCAGCTATCGCGAAAGAAGGCGCTTCTGGTATCTTCCATCCCCCATTCCAGAAGGATCAGCTGGCAGCTTACGAAAGCAAAGCCAAGCAGCAACTGGCTTCCAAGACTGTCTCTGATGCTCTTATGGCACGCCTCGATGCGGTCATGGAACAAATTGGCCCGGTGACTGGTTACTACAATCCTGCGTTGCAGCGTTAAGAGGTAATAGATAATGGACTTCGAACAAGAATACACCCCACTGACTACGATGGAAGATGCCAAAACTGGCGTTGTTTCTACCATGGTCGGTGGTGTAGGAGCAGCTGTTGCTGACTTCATTGGTTCCACTTACAACTCCCTCGTTCCTGAGAGCATGGAAGTGGATACTCGCGACCTCGTTGCTCGTGTGGGTGACAATGCTCTCAAGGTCTATGATGAGAATCCTGACGCAGTGCATCTGGCCTCATTCATCGGTGGCGTGTTTATTCCGGCAGGTCTTACGCTTAAGGCTACGTCTGCTCTCCGCGGTGGTATGAAGGGTGCGAACTGGTTCTCGGAAGCAGGCAAAGTAGATCAACTTGGAAAGATTAACACCCTTATCCAGGATGGTCAGAAAGCTAGTAAAGCCTACAATGATGCTACGCGTGCTCTCTACATGCGCAACTTCGCCAATACTGCCATCGTTGATAATGCTGCTGCTGAGCTGGCTATCTATGCTACGATGAACGCTCATCCTCTGATGGAAGACTACGTCAAGGATCCAGTTGCTAACTTCGGTGTTAGCATGATGCTTGGTGCTGCTATCGTCGGGCCTCTGGCTCACATTGGCGAGCGCTTCGCTGTGCGCAATCTTGGTATGAAGGCTGAGGGTGAAGCTGTCAATCTTCTACTCAAAGATAGTGTTGCTGTTGCGCCAACAGAAGATCTGTCAATGCAGATTGCCCAGCACCAGATCAACATCGACAACTGGACTAACTTCCAGAATCTGGCTGGGCAGACGCAAGAATACAACAAGCTTACTACTAACCTTGCTGATAGCTTTGTGCAGACTGCCAAGGCTCGTCAGGTAGAAGCCTTCAATGCGATGGTCTCGGACGACATTAAGAACTTGCCTAAGGAATTGGGTGGGGATGAGATTCGTAACGAGCTGATGGCTGCTATTGCAAACAACCCTGAGCTGTGGAGTGGTATCAATACTGTGCAGTTTGCTTCTGCCAAGGAAGAAATTAATCTCTTGCAGCAGAAGTTCGGCAAACTCTTCTCCTCCACTGCTGAACCGACTAAGGGTATCCCTCTTACCAAGTACAACAAGGATGGTGATCTCAAGCTTGACACGATGGTCTACTCTCCTACGTTCAAGTCGTTCATGCGCAGGGATGACCTTGCTAACTACGGTGTGGCTGCTGACCTCGTGTCTGATCCGAGAAAACTCACCAAGGGAATGGGCAAGGCTTGGTATCTGCAACCTGATTATGAAGCAACCTGGGCTAAGGATGTGTCCTCGTCGGCTGCGCTCGACCTGGATTATCTCCGGAAGCTGAAGGCTGTTGATGAGCTTCCTGAAGAAGAACTGAGCAAGTTTGCCATTAGTCCTGATGATGGCCCCACTCTTAATGCTTTCGTTGCCCGTGTTCGTAAGATGGTTAATGAAGGCAAGGACGTTTCGAATCTCAAGGTTATCCTTACTAGCGAGACTCCTAACTGGGGCAAGATCGAAGAACAGTTCGTTGCTCGTGAGATCGCAAGGAATCAAGCCAAGGGTGTTGCTGGTATCAGCCCTGACTATATCGGCAACCTGCAGAAGGAAGTTCAAGATAACTTCGAGAAGTACAATCTCTTGGCTCCCGGTGCTAGCACGAATCAGACTGCACAAACTCTTCTGTCTGGTTGGAGGGGTGGCGGCGGTATGGGCAAGATGCGTCAGGCAATGGATGATGCGTTCCGTCCGTCGAAGTGGTATGCAGCTACTACCACGCCTGAAGTTCAGCAAGCTGTTCGCAATATGTACAACTCACCAGAATCCACTGCGCTGCGTAAGACACTCATGCGCCTTGCTGATTCTGAGGGATACGTGTGGCTGTATCGTGGAATGACTGGCAAGGCCTTCTCCTCTTCCACGCTGGAATCATTTACCACTAACATCGCAAAAGCGAAAGACTTCGACAAGCCTCAGCTTTACAAGGTGCGTGTGGAAGATGTGTTCGGTGGTATCAGGGACATCGGTGGCTATCACGCCAACAAGAAGGAACTGAGCACTGAGATTCTGGTGCTGTCCCATACTCGCGACGCTCTCGATCCTACGGCTATCCATACGGCAACTGTTGCTAGAAGCACTCCTCCGGAACTTACTAAGCTGGCCAACTATGGCATCGACTCAGCTAACTTCGGTGGCAAGTACAAGGCTTCAGTCAAGAACCTCATCAACAATTCCTACGATGACTTCATGTCTAATCTGGACAAGACCAAGTACATGAAGCAGGGAGTTGAGAAGTACGTCGACGAAGTTGGAAAGGGAATGCATACTGGCCTAACACCAGAAGAAGCGCAAGTCATTATTGACAAGTATGTCGAAGAAGCCACTAAGGTAGACGCTGGTCGTTATATCAATACCGAAGTACAAGAGTATGTCAATGAACTGAATGCGTTCAATGTGATGAAGGCTGCCAACTCTACCAAGAGTGTGAACGAAGCTGACTTGGCAATGCTTCAAGATCGCCTGATGCAGATCAAGAGTGAAGATATCAAGACCCTCGCTGGAATGGGTTATCCTCCTGAGACGATTGGTCTCCGTACCAACACGCCTGTCGATTCTGTGAAGCGTGTCCTGCTGGGCGAGAAGCTGGAAGATCAACGTTCTGTCGTGAGTTATGGCGATGCTTCTATCGTCGAGCAATACATCACACCAGCAAAGAGGAGCTTGGCAGTATCCACTACTTGGGAGAAGATTCCTGCTGCCCAGATTCGCAGCGGCATTCAGAATACCATGATGGATGAAGTTGATCGTGAAGTGAAGCGTCAGATGATGCTCTCCTCGCAGTCGGCTACTATGCAAGACTTGGCTGCGTTTGTCTACTCTGCTGACAACCAAGCTCGCTACAAGATGCTGCTGGATGGTATGGGTCAGATTACCGACAGTGCCAATAGAAGCAAGTTCTTCACTTCAACGAACTTCACTCTGCGTGACATGGGTCAGGCTGGGGAGATTATTACCGCTGTTGGTAAGGACTCTCAACATCTGTACGATGCAGCTGCCAAGAAGCTTCTCACCAAGCTTAGCGCAGACTTCACTCCTATCGTGCTTGATGCAGCTGGAACTGTCGAGTTTAATACTGCTCGTGAAATCAACGCAGCCCTTAAGGGTGAGCGGTACTACAGTGACGGTAAGTTCTGGGTGCAAGGTACTGGCAAGGATGGAAAGCCTGCTCTTGTGGCTGTGCAATATCAGGGCCGGGATTTCGAAATAACAACTCCTGCTGTCAAGCAAGCTTATGATGAGATGAATAGTATTGGCCGTGAACTTTACGCCATGAACTCCACCTTCCGTAAGACTATCGGAATGCCTCCGCTTTCTGATATTGGCTTCTGGATGCCAGCGTTCAATCCTAGGAACAAGTACATCACCTATGTGATTGACAAGGTGGACGGATCGACCAAGCTTCTCTATGGCAATACGCCTGCTGAACTCGCGGATGCTGAACGTGCGTTCGCCTCGACCATGGCTGATAGAAGTCCCAAGTCATGGAAGCTTGTGCGTAAGGGCCAGGACCAGCAACTGTACAATATAACCGAGAATAGGCATGACCCAATGTTCATGTCTGTGTCCGATGCTACGTCCTTGCACGGTGGTAGTAGTGCGATGGCTTCTGTTCCGACTGGCACGAACATCTTCTCCGAGCTGATGAATGGCTACGAGCATTATATCCACAAAGCCGTGGGACAACAGCTCGAACTCCAGTACAGTGAGATCATGCAACACATCGACCGCATTAGCAATAATGCTCAGTCTCTCACTAAGGGACAGCCAGTCTCGCGTATTCAGCAAGCTATGAACGTTGCTAACGATGCTGGCCTCACGGTGAAGAATACTCTCCTTGGTCGGAATAATCTCAAGGAGTATGTCGGCTGGCAAGATGCGCAGAATGGCCTGACTACTGTTATCGAAATGGGCTTGAAGCAGATCGCGGATAAAATGGAGCCAATCCTTAATCCTGCTAAGTCTGTGTTCGGCCGTGGAAAAGCTAAGACGGACGCTGAATACGAAGCGCTTATCCAAGACATGGCAGATCGTGGTATTCCTAATCCATTCCAAACAATGGATGATGCAGTGGCTCGTCAGAAATTTAATACTGACAAGCTTACACAAGCGACTGGGATGACAGCAAGAACTGTGGCGATCAGCAATAACTTCGCTGCTACTGCTCTGCTCAAAGTCTTGGAACTTGGCCAGCCTATCGTCAACATGCTCTCTCTACCTATCCTTACGAGTGCTGCTGTCAATCGGCAGTTTGCTCAAGAGTATATGGGTGCAGCTCTCAAGGGTAATGGCCAGTTCAGCACTATCGCTGCTATGCATGAAGGAGCGAAGTTCCTCTTCAATCCAGAGTACGTAAACAAGTGGCGCCAGATGGGCCTCGACCTAGGTATCACGAAGCCTGTGCTGAGTGAGGTTAGCGAATTCATGCAGATGTCCAGAAGCTTTAATCCTGGTCTTATGCAGAAGGCTGAGAACCTCATGAACTCTAGGATGGTTGACATGCTTTCTAAGCCGGCCATCTGGAGTGAACAGGCTGTGCGTGAGATGAGCTTCGCTACGGGCATCCGCCTTGCTAAGAAAGCGTATCCTGACTTGGGTGATGCTGGCGTGATGACCTTTGCACGTAACTTCGTAGATACTGCGGTTGGCAACTACAGCCCAGCACAACGTCCTACTCTGTTCCAAGGTACTATCGGATCAGCTATGGGCTTGTTCCAAACCTACATGGTTACGCTGGCACAAGAGATCTATCGTGGCTTCGAGCTGAAGAACTATAAGGCTCTGGCCAAGATGATGCTGACGCAAGCTTCCATCTTTGGTGGCAAGTCTCTACCGGGTTTCAATGAAGTAAGCAATGTTATTGGTGAACACTTCTCTGAAGATCACTATGATTTCACAACGGGCACTTACAAAGCCCTACCTTCTGGAGTAGCCGATGTTATTCTCTACGGAATGCCTTCCTCCCTTGGCCCAGCTGTTTATACACGTGGTGATATTCAACCTCGTGTGCCTAATCTCTTGGGTGGTGTACAAAACTTGGCAGCAGTGCAGATCGCTAAACAAACTCTTGAAGCAGGCAAAGCTCTGGCAGGTGCAGCTGGAGACGTCGGAGAAGACGGAGCAGCCATAAATCTACTGGAAGCTCTTTCTCTCCAGTCTGTTTCTAGGCCCATTGCACGCTTCAGCGAACTCATCTCTGGTCACTCGGTTACTAAGAGTGGCAATCAGATAGCTGATCAGCAGGAAGTCTGGAGCACTCAAGGCATCATGGCTCGTATCCTAGCTACTCGTGGTATCAGAGAAGTGAAGGCGAGAGAAGCACAGTTCCAGAACAGCATGTACAATGCGATTGATGTGGAAGAGCGTAAGGCAGCAGCACACAAGCTCAAGACTCACATTCGCAGTGGAACACTTACTCCGGATATCATGGAGAAGGTGCAAGAGCAGTACATGAGGACTGGTAGTGCCAGTGGATGGAGAAGCGCTGTTAATAAGGCTCTCATTGATACTGATAGTCCGGGAGTTAGCGCCGTGAGAAATCACTTGCATCCGAGTGCTGTTGCTAATAGAATGATTGATGACATCGAGTAGAAAGGAATAGCAATGGCACAAGAAGACGAGAACTTTTTAGGTAAGGCTTTCAGAATCATAGCAGCCGAGCTTCCGCAGTTCTTTACACAAACGAACACTCCCTTCCTAGGAAAGGATCAGGAGGGGAGTGTCATGAAAGAGGATACTGGATCAGATGAAAAGAAAATCAATGAGAACCTACTCAAGCTCGCAACGCTTGCAGTACCTGTGGGTGTTGGCGCTAATGTTCTTGGTAGGGCTGCTATGGCTGCTCCTAAACTCGCAGGAGCTGCTGCAAGCGCTGGAACATTTGCAGTCACGAAGGATCCACTAGATCTAATCCCAGGCAAACTCGGTGCTGTTATAGGCAGTACTGGGGATGCTGAGGCAATGATCATACCTGCAGCTAAGATTAAGACAGCCGAGGTTATCAAGAATGCTTTGATGCTAAAGGATACGCTGCAAGGTCAAGGCATGGACGCATATAACGCAGGACTCAAGACATACAATAGGACAGGTATCTACGAAGGTCTGATAGACAGAGTGCCTAGGGCTGTCATCAGTGACCAGAAAGCTTCTCTATTCTCCAGGGCAGCAGGAACACTGAATGACATCATGTATCATCCAGAGCTTTTCAAAGCAATGCCTGAGCTGAAGGACATTCAAGTTGCACACCTTACGCCTAAGCAAGCGAAGACTATCAAGGGTGGTTATATTCCAGCTACTAATTCTCTTCTGATGGACCCGAATCTTGACTCCAAGGATTTCCTCTCTACGCTACTACATGAAACGCAGCATGTCATTCAGAACAACAACAAGATGATCACAGGCGGTAGTCCTTCTCTGGAAGAAACCTCAAGTCGCTTTGCTACTAAGTACGATCAAGCTGTTAAGATGATGCCTAACGCAGGTACTGCTGGTTACAAGGAACTCTACAAGGTACTGAGGAGAGCGTTGTATGAGCAAGGTGCAGGAGAATCTGAGGCAAGAGCTACGCAGAAGATGTGGGAGTCAGGTAACTATACAGACTATCCACTACGCATGAAGGAAGGTCTTCCTGTTAACTACGATGTTGATCCAGCTAGGGTTATCATACCAGCAACGGAGAGATTCCAAGACATCAATTAGTAGAAAGCAGGACGAAGAAAAACCCACCGATCGCAAGAAAGGTGGGTTTCTTTTTGCCTATAACTTAGGCTACTTTCAATCAGTCTTGGTAGGTAGCGTGCTTGTGGAAGTGCTGGCCCAGGATCTCACGCGCATGAAGTGCTTGATACTTAGCATCCTCGATGGCGTTGTGCTTCTGAGCATTCTTTGCCGGAGCCTTGATCTGCGGGTAGAGATTCTTCAGCGTCCGATAGCAGCGTCCATTGAAGGGCTTCCACGGAATCGGCATGACCATCCCCGCATAGTACGCACCGAGGATAGGAAGATCGAAGTCAGCCCCATTACCCCAGACGAATACTTCCTTGGCAGGCAGACGCTTAAGCCAGTCACTGAAGCTGCCCAGCACTTCTACTACAGAGCGGGTGCCACTGAATGCTTCAGCTCTTGCTTCGGAACTTTGCCTATTCCACCACGCCTTTGTTTCAGGGTCTGAGAAGAAGCCGCACTGCCCGGAATCCAGCGTGCTGATACGAGCGTAGAACTCATGCTGGAGATCGAAGGTAGTAGCGCCAAGGGAGAGGATCATGCAGCCTGCCCTAGTACCACCAGTCTCCAGATCAAGCATCACATCCATAGAGTTCTTAGTCATCTTGATCTCCGATCCCGGCACTAACAGCTGTTTCGAGTCTGCCAGTCTCGATAGACCTGAGTGGCTTTTCCATGGTTTCAGCAATAGCCTGGCTTGCAGCGTCTTCATCAGGATCTCCGAAGGTGATAGCAGACTTCTTAGTACCGCTCACACTCTTGTCCTTGTTGTAACGTCCACGCCTTGCGTAGCCCATATCTTCAGGCACGAGGTTGTGTGGGAAGAAGATCATCTGGCCGATAGCATCACCGTATTCCAGCTTGATCACATGCTGTCTGCTCATGTTCTTCAGCTCCATGGTGAGAGCCGAGCCATGCCAGTATGCGTCACACCAGCCAGCGTTCATATGCTCCAAGAAGATTCTGCCACAGCTGGACTTGAGCTTGAACATTGCGCTCAGATCACCGGGAAGATTGAAGATCTCGATGGTATGAGCGAGGATGCATTCGCCGGGATAGAGGTAGAGAGGTTCCTTGGTCAGATCATGCACGACCGTATCAAGAGGCTCACGCTTGTTGAGCGAGATAGTCTTGAGGCCGGGATGTCCTGCGTGGCGTTCGATCAGGACTTCTGCTCCTAGGCGGACATCAATACTGCTACCATTGATGTTCTCAGGAAGCACGTGGGTTATGAAGCCACTGTCCACGATGTCACAGAGTTGGTCATACGAGAGAATCATTGTCGTTCCTTCCTATTTCTGTTCTACAAGGTTGAGAGCGAATACCTCAGCGTACTTACGATTCCATTCTTCCGGTCTCGTATTGCACACCATATTGGACATCGTCATGACACAGCGTCCTTCCACCCAGACTTCTCTTTCATCTGTGATTCTATTCTCCCGAATGCCAGACCACGACATATCACGAAGCTCAGAACCCGTCTTGAAGTCAGGGTGATTAGGACGTTTGAAATCTTCAAGGCTCATTACATTATTTCCTTTTCAGTTAGAAAGTCCGGGAGAAGTAGAGACGAATCCCACTCCTTGATTTCTGTGTGTAGTGGCATGTATCCTTGCTTTCCTCCTATCTTCATAATTTGAACTTGCTCGGCTGCTAGTAACCCACGCATCATTTCACCTAACTCCGCTATCTTGCTCAGGTCTTTGCACACTAACTTCCATAGATCTTGTATTGTGAGAGGCGTATCTGAATTAGACAATGCGTCCATGACAATGTTTGTGATATCGCTATACTTGCTGCGTCCGAATTCTCCTAGTGCTTTCCCCATCTTGAGTTCAGTGAAGTGTAGAAGTGTGTTGGCTCTGAGTACATCATGCTCTGTGATTACATTGCGTAGGCTGGCTGCTGCGAATATCATGCAAAGCTTAAGAAGATGCGTGAATCTGCGTGTGCTGTAGTATTTGAGTCTTGAGTCTGACATACCCATGAACTCCCTGTATATCCTGTCTAGTAGATGCATGGCTGCCTTACTCTTATCCATAGGACCTTTGACTCTTTCCTTTAGTTCCTCAAGGTGCTTAGCTAGCTCATCTCCTATACATTCATCAGGTGGTGGAGGGAATGTAATCTTGTGTCCTGTCTCGTCTGCGTAAACGAATAGTAGTCTGCTCATGAATCCATTGCCAATTCCTTCTGGAGGGATTGTGAGTGCCAAGCCTTGGACTGTGTTCCCACTTAACATATTCACTGTCGGCTTGGTAACTACTACACTCTTGCCATGGATTTTAGGATGCGTGTATTCGGCTGGATTGTCCCATAGCTTAGTAAGAAGTGTGGCGAATTCCATATTGCCTTGACCAAGGAAGTCGCCAAACTCTTCTGCTACTACGAATATCTCGCCTGCTTTATCTGTCACTAAGATACTTAGATCTGCGTCTTCTTCACTCAACTCAATCTCAGGTGGAATCATTTCTCTCAAGAACTGTTCTTTACTTAACCTGTCTGGTGCGAAACGATGATAACCTACGCTCTTCAATACTCTTCTGCCTATGCCTATAGCTGTGCTCTTGCGTGTGCCGGGTGCTCCCATCAACTGAATGTACATGTTAGGATAGATAACTGAGTGTCCCATTGGAAGCCATGTGTTCCTTCCTAATAGTGCTCCTATGATGGATAGAGAAGTCCATCTGTGATATAGAAGCGGAGATTCCGTATCTCCTACGTAGTCCAGGTATCGTTGAAAGTAGTCCATTTCATTTCACTTTCTCCATGTTGGACCAACTTAATCCCACCTTGCAGTCTGTGGGGATACGCAGAGTCCTACTATGAATAACCACTGGATTGTCAAGACTCGCCTGCACTTCGTTGCGAATATCAGCTCTGCCTTGAGCATACTGGAAGAATACGCTGTCGTGGATTTGAGCCTTCAATCTCAGTAGTCCTTTGTACTTCTTAACCAACTGCCACACTTTCCACAACCCGATGTTTAGGATATGGACACTGAGGTTCTGTGGGCCGTGGGCAACTGCACCCCGTAGCATAGCATGATTCCTCATGATGTCCCCAAAGAAGAAGCGAGTCCACCCAAGAGGAGAGACAAGTTTATTCGTTGAAGATATGGTGTGTTTCACTTCTTGATACCACTCGCGTATGCGTGGGAAAGGTGCGTGATATGTGTCTAGTAGCAGAGTGGCGAACTTCATGAGAGTGATGTCACCTTCTCTTTTCAGTTGCGTCAGCGGAGTTTCAGCAAGGATGATATTGTACCCTAGTGCTGGAGCCGCGTTAATAAGATTTTGCGTACCAGCATTTTCTATCATGGTCGCAGCACCCATCATGTAGTTACTCGCATGGACGATCCGCTTGATAATTGCGTTGCGTAGTTCTGTGCTGACTTCATCATAAGGAATGGAGAAGAACAGAGTACCAAGGCTGCGATAGAAATCCTTTCCGGGAGTCTCAAGTGCAGTTATTAGATTGGTCTCTTGGGAAAGATACGCCGTACATCTTGCTTCGCTTTGGCTGTTGTCGATCTCTGCGAGTTCAAACCCTTCATCAGCCACGAGCATAGCCTTAGCGTAAGGCGGAACATTCTGTACCTGAGTCCCGACCCAGAAGCTGCTGCTATTGCAACTAGCTCTCCCGGTTTCAGTCCCGAAGGGATTAATACTATAGAGCATCCGTCCTTGTAGTTGATCAAAATCGAAGTAGGTGGAGATGGCCTTAGCGTTTTCCCTGAACAGAAGGAGCGCGCTAGTAATTCTAAGTAGGAGAGGATGTTGGTCTCCAATACTACGTAAGTTCTTTTCATCGGTTCCTCGCACCATCTTAATCTTCTTGTTGCCGACCCGCTTCATTCCGATATGAGGATCTCTTGCACCCATCACATCATAGATGAACTCCTGTACTTGCTTAGGAGAAGCAGGATTGAAAGTAGGATTTGCTGTGAAGACTCTCAACTGTGCTAGTGCTGTGTCGAGTTTATCTTTTGCAGCTGCTCGTAGGTTGTTCCGAACATCCTTATCAACTTTGATACCTTCGAAGGCAGTGTACAGGAAGGGATATACAAACTTGAATTGAGTAGCGTAGTTCTTCCGCGCATATGCGGGTAGGTGACGAAGGTAATGCAGCAGAATTCTTGCTGTGTACCAAGTGTCTCTACCGTTATAAGCCCAGTATCGCAGTATATCTTTTTCTTTCGACGCTTCTGCTGCTTCTGCTTTCCACTGGATGTAGTCATGGCATGTCACACTCGCAACGAAATCAAGAGTCTTGGGAAGAGACGAGAACTCTGCGTGCATCATAGCCATCGTATCGAGACAGTAGAACTGTGGCTCGGCATGATAGACAATAGAGTGCAGGCAGTCATACATTCCGTTGTGCATCGCCTTAGGAATTGGCAAGGCATTCACATCTCTCATGAACTGAATGGCTTTGCCATAGTCTGCATTGGTAAGCCAGTGATCTTCTCCGAAGTTTACCAGAGGAAGCACATATGTATCCAGTTGCCCACTATGGGATATAGCAGTCCAAGAACAACAAGTGATAATAGTATCACTCGAAAGTAAAACACCCGCATCATCTTCTTCACGGATTGTTCTGGTCTCAATGTCATAGCTGATACACGCTGCCTTTCTTAGAACTGCCATTGCCCCGCCGAACTTCTCAGTAGCGTCTAGGGCTGTGAATGAGAACTCCTCCCTCTGCTTTCTTCCTTCCAGATGCGCGAACTTATCTAAGTCCTTGCCAAGCAGCCAAGCTCCATGATCTACAGTATGTGCGTGGCTCAGGCTATTGCATACGACAGTAGGAACAGAGAAGTTCAGCACACTTCCACGATAAGCATCAAGGGTTGGCTTCTGTCCCGGTACGCAGTTGATAAGCGTGTGGGAATTACAAAGCAAGATAGCCCTACAGCCACTAACACGAGCCTTGGTTAGAAGCTCTGCTAGGGTGTAGGGCGCATAGGTTGCGATAGCCTCAAGGTGTCTGGCTCGCAGATGGTACTGTAGAACAGGGAGGTAATTAGCATCCTCCTTGTTATAGTTGACCAAGATTCTCATTGTCATTTCAGCTAACTCCCATCATCTGTGATTCGTATTCGAGAATGTCCTGACGCAGCAGCTCCTCGAATTCTTCTATTGCCTCGGGGAGATCATCCATCTGGAGATCCCACTCGGCTGGATAGCTATTATCTGCTTCGCGTGTCATTCTCTCGCGGCTGTACTTACCTTTGTAGCCGACGTGATATACGACCTTCGTCTCTGGATGGGTGAACATAATCACCCCGGAAAAACTGCGGCCTGTAGTGATCATTAGAAGTGCTCCTCTCCTGAGTCTGTTGCTGCTGGTTGATGATAATGATCTGGGTTGTCGGAGAAGAAGGTTGGTCCCTGTATTGTTCTGGGATATAAGGGAGACGGTAGACTTCCAATTGGCGCTCCGTTAAGTTGCTCCGTTCTTCTGCTTTCACGGGTCCGCACAACAGCAGGCCAAAGAGCATCCCTAATAGTACCAAGGCTGCTGCCTTTAGGAGGTCCATCCATATGGACGCTAAAAGGTAGTAGGTTTGACTGCTCACATACTTGCGCATTGTAATCCTCCAGTAATTTATTAAGCTTGTCCATGAACTCTGTGCTCTCGTCGAGAGGACGATTGAATTCATCAAACACTTGTCCATTCCATCCATCGAACGAGATAGAGAAGCCAGCACGGAAGCCAGCCGCAAATGCTTTCTTCTCGTCCATAGTCATAAAGCTCGCGTTCTTGATAGCAGGGATAGGACCATCAGGGCAGTTCGGATAGGTGCATTCACTAGCTGAACCGCAATCACACTTATGCACGTTCTAATCCTCCACGTCATCCATGATGTTGATATGATCCATCTCCCCATTGGGGTTCCATGTCCAGATCATACAACCTTGGCGGTTATTGTACGGTATACCATACTTGGCGATGTCGGCCTTAGTAGGAATCCTCTTGACTACATACGTAGTTCTTGCTGCGATGTTGGCGAGGGACTTGGAAACAGAGCGAAGCTCAAAGCCCGTCTTAGCTGCAAGCTGCGGAGTAGATGCTTCGTTATCCAACTCAGCGAAGACTTTCTCCCAACGCAGGATCTTATCCGTAAGGACACGGATAGCAGCTTCCTTCCTCTTAATTGAGGACATGACGTAGGTTTTCCTTTGACCTACTTCAGCATTGTACATAGGCTTTACTTCAGCCTGAATGTATGCTTCGAGAGAGAATGAGAACACGACACCTGGTCCTTCACAGTGATGGATGTTGTTTGAGAAATAGAGGCGATTCATGGCGTTTATCTCAATAAGAAGAAAGAGAAAGCCCCCTATACTAGCGGGGCCGTTGGCGATTGGTTACTCTTTCGCTTTGCAAGCAGGAGCGGCAGCCGCATACTTGGACGTGCACAGAACAGCCACAGCATCGGTAGTCATACCGAGGTTCTGGAAGCTGCGGGCAGTCTCACGGACACTGCATTCGTCGTCTGTCCACGAGGTTCCTACTGATCCACCACCACCGAGCCAGCTTGCGCCAGCCGTTGTACTTCCCATGCATGGTGCAGTAGGATAGACGTTACCACCGTACACATTCGGTACGCTCTTCACTTCATATTTGCCGGAGTAGTCCAGCTTGCCAGAGTCGGTGACCACGGTATTCTGCACATTGCCGCCGTTGTTGTTGCGCACGTCAGTAGCAGTCAGGTTGTTCGCAGCGGCCGTAGCCTTAGCCCGGCTATCATTGCTGATGCGGGTGTTAGGAGCATTGACCAGTCCTTGCATCTGACCTTGGCCTTGAAGTTGGGCTTGGCCTTGCAACTGGCCTTGCGCTTGTCCTTGATCCTGACGCGGAGCATTGGTGTTGATATTGGTATCGCCACTACCGAAGCTCGTAGCAAAAGCCGACGAAGCAGAGAGCATAGCGATAACGAGAACAGTCTTTTTCATGGTAGATCTCCTAGGTTGGTGCTGCAAAAAGGCCAGTACGGAATGTACCGACCAAACTTTAAGAAAAGACTCCGATAAGGAAGCAGAGAAAGAGGATGAAGCCGTAACAATACCAGCCGAGTTTGCTATCTTTAGGCGCATTTTCTGCGAAGGGGATGTGAGGAAAGGGATCAGTTCTTACTGACTTCTGAATCCGCTCACTCTGTGGGAGAGAAGAACCGAACTTAGTCTTCATTGCCACCCCTCCCAATCTTCTTGGCCCAATGCTTATCCATGCTATGCATGGCATACATCAAGTCAGAGACAACATTCAGCGCAGTCTTGCGGTCCATGGTGATACGAGAAGTCATGCCAGGATTCTGCACAGTGACGGAATACTGCTCGACCACGATATCCTTGTCGTCACCCACAGCAGACACGATCAACCTTCTGGTTTGACCACCGATAACATTAGAGCGTTTGTTCTCAAATACAGTTTTCATTTCCTTCTCCTCTTTCTGCGTGATAAAAACATTATGCAAAACTCCCTCTCGTGGAGGGAGCAGAACATAAAGTTCTCGTGTTACTTGCGGATGATGCGCAGTTGCACGTTCTCGTAGAAGCCAGTACCATCAGGCTTCGCCGACTTCTTGATCGTCAGGCGGCAGTCGAATGTCGTGCCCTTGATAGCATCCAGCATCCCCGGAATACCACCGACGCCAGTAAGATCATCGGCGCCAGTAATTTCCTTGACACGCTTCTTGAAGAAGGAGACGCCCTGCTCGGTAGCGGTGAAGGTTTCCGTGAAGATACTACCATTGGGCACCGGAGGCTCTTTGTCAGCCAGCGAATACGTTTCGTTGATGCCGTAGGTGATCTTGATACGCTGCTTGGAGTTCTGATCCTTGTCCTTGTACTTGTCGATCACTGCGTCATTGACGGACAGAGAATACTCGCCAGCAGGAGGCGTAACGTAGTCAGGAGCTTCGGCGATACCGTCGAGAACGTCATCGGTGATGGCTTCGAGGTCGAGAATGGTTGCTTCGGTCATAATTGAAAGTTCCTTCTAAAGGGTTAAACAACTGAGATAAACATACTACATGGGTACTGCTACTGCACTAGGTAAGAATGCCACCCTCAACGAGGATAGCACGCATACTAAGTTCCTTGCTCTTTTCAATGGCTGCATTGACGCGGCTGCCAGTGATGTGATTGGGCTTGTACGTGGAAGAAGAACCTGCTGCGTGCTTGCCCAGCTTGATCTCGGTATAGATAACAGTCCCGAAATACTTAGCAACCTTGCTGCAGAATGCCTTCGTTCCGACTAACGGGAGAATCTTATCCCGCTTGATACCATTGACTTCCTCCTCATAGATAAGCTCATGCGTGATCATGACAAAGTTGGTATAAGTAGCAGCTTGAATGACACTCATAATATCACCCAGCCACTTGACGACCAGTCCATACTCGTCCCAACCCGGCTTGTACTCGATCGGCTTACCCGCGCAGGCCATTGCTAATGCAGAATCGCCTAGCTGACTTCCGCTGTCTATGACTATCAAGTCATTGTGAGTGCAGTCTTTCAAGCAGAAGGTAGTATGTCCCTTCCCCTTGCATTCCATACACCCAACCTTACCATGAATGTCACAGATTTCTATGGGGGTCTTAGCCGAGAGCATCTTCAGGACTGTCTCAATGCCGCGGGGCAGTTCACGAGTATCTGGGATCTTGATAAGATTGATCTTGTCCAGTTCCTCATTACTAAGGCCCATGTGCAGAAGAGTTTCAGCCCCATTCTCCACATCAATCCAGAAGATACGCTGGATCTCAGGGATTCTTGCTGCTGTTCCGACCAGTTCAGTCTTGCCAGTCTTGCTCGGTCCGTAGATCAAGATAGAATGGTTTGGCTTCTGGTGGGCATGCAGTTTATTAGCTAACTCGGAGAGTTTCATGCTATTCCTTTTCCGCTTTCTGCCGCCTCCATTGGAACGGCTGGTTATGAGGAGCACGAGGATTGTTCCGCGCTTCCTGTGTAGGAGCCGACTTCTTAGGCTTCGGCTCCGTCTCCTTCTTTGCATGCTTCTGCACAAGCTCTTTCATCTCTTCTTGCCAGCTCATTTCATGCCTCCTTTCTGTGCAAGGCGCTTCTGATTCTTCCTGATACGCTTCTCTTGAGCAGAGATCATAGCCCTCTTAGCAGATTCGCTAGGCTCTTTCTCGCTAGGCTTTTCATACTGAGAATCAAAGCGAGAATTGACTTGTCCGATAAGAGCACCGAAAGCAGCAGCCATTGCGAGGAAGGCTGGATTCTTAGGATTCATCTTCCAACTCCCTCTCGATAAGAGTAGCGTAGCCTGCGATGTCATGCCAGCTATCCACATGATTGTTATCGCCATTAACAATACGAGCCATCTTCTGGCAGATATTATCCAGCGCTTCCAGCTGACTGTAGGTGAAGGGAATCCTCTGGCAAGGCTCTAGCAGAACATCCTTCAACCGCTGAGAGGTCTTGGCAACATCGGCGAATTTACCATGAGTCTTCTCTCTTTCAGCGAGAGTCTCTTCCACATTAGGCATTGCCTTCTCCTGCCAGGATGGAAGAGATACGCTTGACAGTAACATCATCGACGCTGCCAAGGATAGCCTGACGGAACTGCTGCTTCATGTTAGCCTTGTAGCTAATGGCGAGAAGCTGAGACAGATCCCTGTTCTTCCTCTGTTCTTGCATGTAGGATTCCATGTCGACCTTGCCGACGATCCACTTGTACTGTGTGGTTTCATTCGGCTCGATAGCCAGTTCTTCATGCACACTGGTAACGAGGACAACCTTCGGTACATTAGAAACCATGTCTCGAACGATCACGAAGTCCCCAACTTGAAGATCAGTGAGGTTCGTAAGGTAGGTGTATTCCTTCGTACTGACAGCATACGCTGCTGTAAGATTGCCCAGATCGAGAGACATACCCTGCTCTCCCTTCTCGAAAGCACTGTCTTTGAAGAAGCGAACGCCGATAGTACGGGCATCTTCGCGGAGGAAGGCAACGATATTCTTGTCCATGATTACATCCTTTCCATGTGATTTGCGATAACTGCATCAAGTTCGTAAACGAAATCATATTCTATCTCGTCTACTAGCGGCTCCTTGTACCGATCCAATGCGTGAAGCTGACAGGTGGAGAACTGTCTGCACGGCCTCATATACTGTAAGCAGTTGTGGCCTCGCATTGGAAAGACGTTTATCTCTAACATGCCTTCCAGCCTTTGAACATCCATTAGCATGGAGATAAACCAGTTGTATCTGTCAGAGAGCGTCTTGTTGAACAGAAGTGGGTGGATGATAGGCTGATAGCCATTGCCAGCACCAAGCTGCCCAACAAAGTAATACACTCCGTAGTCTGACTTCTCTTCTCCGGCGATCGTATCAAGCACAATGCTATATCCGAGAGCCTGACCAGAGTTGGCATACATAGGAGACAGGTCAAACAGTTGCAGAGCAGTTGTCTTATTCTCTAAGACTGCATACATGCCAGTCCATTTGTTCCTCAAGATCACGTCAATGTAGCCGACGTAATAGAAGGTCTCGTTGATATTCAGCCGGAAGCTAAGCTCAACGGCAGGCTTGTTCTTGAAGGTAGCAACTTCCCAATCCTCCATGATATTATCCAAGTGCGAGAAAGACGCTTCAAGGAGATTGATAGAGACTGTTTCGTTGCGCTTCTTTTCTTCGAGGATAGGCCAGTACGTAAGCCATGCCGCGTATAAAGCTGCCTTCTGATCTTGCGTGAGGAGGTAGGTGGCTACACCCTTGCCGAATGCGTGGCCAAGGATAGTAGAAGGATAGTCTTCCTTCTCCATCTCTCCAACTAGCAAGCGTTCGAGTTGAAACTTACGCTCACAAGTGTGGAAAGAGTTAAGAGCAGAGTAGGAGAGACGAATTCTTCCTGTTTGCTCATTAACAGCCATTGATGGTTGCTCCATTGTCAGAGCCATTGTCGAAGTGGAACTCATAGTACAAGTCCTGATCCTTCACTTCGTAGGTCTTCTTGATGTGCTTCAGGTGCTCTGCTTTCAGCCCGTCCATACGCTTTGGCATCATAGTATACAGAGCGGTGACGATCATGCGAATGGTACGCATACGAACAACCTTAGTCGTAAGCATGGGCAGTTCGTCAATGAGCGCCTCGATATAACCGAGTTGGGCGGGAGAGACTGTAATCATTTGCTTATTAGCGGGCATCTTCTTTCCTTCTTTGCGTAATGTGTTGCGTGTTAGAAATCTTCGTCGTCGAGAGCAGCAGCCAGTTCAGCAGCCGAGAGCTTCTTGACAGCAGGCTTGGCAGTACCAGCCTTCTTGGTAGTAGTAGCCACGATAGCCTTATGCGTCAGCTTACGCAGAGCCTCTACCAGCAAGCCAATGTCCTCGTCCATCATGAGAGCACAGGCACTGGGATTCTCTTTGAGAGCGGTCTTAAGCTCACGCATCTCGTTAGCAAGATCAGCCTCGCTAAGAGCGTTAAGCAGTGAGATACGCTGCGAGATTTCAGAAGCAACTTCTTGTTCCGTTTGAAGCATGGACATACTCTTTCTCCTATGAAATTAAAACTCACCATCAGGTATTGCAATCTTCTTGATCAGGACCGTGCTCTTATGGTTCAGCATGATCTTGAGGTCGACATCATCATCTGCGTTCGGCTCGCTGGTAATGAAGGAGAGCGTGCTTGAGTCAGGAGTAAGACCATCTTCCTTCATCTTAGCTGCTTGCTTAGCCTTGACATTCTTAAGGCCAGTCTTAACACGCTCCACATCTTCTGCTGCGATGGTGATAATGATCTCGTCATTCAGGGCGACAGTGGCTAGGATCTCAGCAAAGGTCATCCTTTCAAGTTCTTCTTCAGACATAATAATTTCCTTTACCTTGTAATCCACAAAATCGAAGTATCAGTGTAGCCAGAAAATTCGGGGTTGTCAAGGGGTTTAATACTTTCCTTGGCTATGATCTCCAAGATACGTGGAAGGTATATCGGTGGAGTGTTCAACTGAATACGAGAGATCGTGCAGTAGAGACGATGCAGATGCTCAGTCCTAAGCGGTGGGTTGTACTGCATGTACTGATTGAACAGAATCTGTGCAGGAATAGGCACAAAGGTATTCAGTACATGTATATGGTTCTCATCAAGAAGCAGCCACCACTCATACTCAGGATGGATACCATAGAGAGCATATGGGGAGCGTATCAGGGGAGCCATCACAGCAAGGAAGAGAGGATCAACGACGTTATTCGATAAGAACTTCGTATTCGCAGGGATGTAGTGGTCGATTTCATCCTCAAGAATATCCTCTGCGAAGATACTAACTTCCTTCCTCTCCTCCACATTTGCTTGTGGATTCTTCCTTGCTGCTAGAATCTCAGCTATGCCCATGGTATTCTCCTTATTTAGTACAATAGACGTTGCCGATATCCATTAGGCCAGAGTTGAAGTATTCGATCTTCTCCTCGATACTGTTGCCCTTGATGCGAGGATTCTCAATAGCCTTCCTGATCATGAAGTCCTTGGTAATCAAGATGCATTGCTCTCTTGCCCGTGTGACAGCAGTATAGAGAAGCTCACGGAAAGCCATCACACTATGATCCTTGTGGAAGAGAATGAATACCTTCCTCCACTCACAGCCTTGAGCCTTGTGCACAGTGAGAGCGTAGCCAAGAGAGAAGACTTGCGGAGAGAAGTCGCCAACAGCATTGCATGTTACTTCCCTATCACCTTCTATAAGCAGGGTGACAACATGGCTTGCACTCCGAAGCAGGTTATCATCCTTGTCATCAAGCAGCTTCTCAAGATCAAGCTCAGAGTAGCCAGCAAGGACCAGATCATCTTCTTCCTCAGCTTCTTCTACATTGATGTAGGTGCCGAAGCGTGTCAGGCCCGGAGAAGGATGCTTAGGCTCTTTGCCATGATATTCCATATTCCGATTGATGCTAATGATCTCACCGACTTGCTTGTTGTACATAACCTTATCGCCAACAGCAAGATACAGCGTGGAGATTCCAGCCTTGACTTCATAGACGACTGCACCACGTGCAATACCTTGGAACTGTGCAATCCACTTGTTGATATTGTCTGTGCCCAAGTCTTGCTTATTGAAGGGCGACAGAATGATGTCTTGCAGAGGATCATATCCACTGCCTTCTTGAAGCAGTTCCTGTGCAGCAAACTTGGGAAAGGCTTCACCGATCATCCGAGCTAGTCTAGCTTGGGTGTGCTGTGTATCACCGTTGCGCATAATCTTGAAGTCTTTGCCTTCTTTCAAAGGAAATTCTCCACGCAGGATGCGGTGAGCGTTCTCAAGTATAAGACTCTCTTCTGCCTGTCTGTATACGTGAGTCAGTTCGACAACAGGAAGCTGAACAAGTGCATAGTTCAGGATGCTCTTGTCCATAACAGGAGGAAGCTGGTTAATATCACCGATGAAGATGATCTGCGTGCCCGGACGCATAGCTTCATAGAGTTCATTCCACAGCTTAAGACCTACCATGCTGCTTTCTTCTATGATCAGATGCGTAATGTCGAGTTGATTGAAAGCAGTACGCTTGGGAACGAAGCGCATCTTCTCCTTCTCTGCTTCATCATCCCAATAGAATTCGGGAGCATATTCCAGCAGATTATGGATGGTGGTGATATTATGCACCAGCACAGCTTCGAGATCAGGATTCTTGTGAATGGCCCTCTTAAGGTTTCCAGTAGCAATCCGTGTGTAAGCAACGAATGCGATGGAAGGAGCCTCTACACGAATAGGCGTGCCTTGGATGCGGAAAGTATGCACACCCAGTTTATTCTGTGAGAGGAGAGCCGCAGCAATCTCTCGTTGTGCAGTAGTCTTGCCAGTACCAGCAGCACCGACCAAGCAGAAGCTCTTACCATTGAAGGCAAGTTCCTTTGCAAGCAGCTGCTCTTTGTTCAGCTTGATAGAGAGGGAGAAGGTTTCTACTTTCTTCTCTTTTTCTATGTATTGGGGGACAGAAGAAGGGATAATGACAGAAGGAATCTCCTTGCTTTCAGAAAGCAGGTGCTTCTTAGCAAGGATCTCCTTTATTGACAGCGGCTTTGTGGGTGCAGCAGGAGCAACAGGAGCAACAGTAGGAGCAACGAAGACTGGCGCGGTAGCTTCGCAGGCATCAGCTTCTACGTTAAGCTTGCTAAGTTCAATAGCTTGGGTGGCAGCAGCTTTCTTAGCAGCCAGAATGTCTTTAAGAGAGGTCATTTTATTCTTTCAGTTGTATTTGGAGTTGTGAATCAGAAGTCGGGGTCATCAAGGCCAGCAAGTTCAGCTTCTTCTTTGCTCTTCTTAATCTGTTCTTCGCTCAGATCATGAGGCAAGCCGAAGTTCTCTGCACAGATAGGACCATAGCCATAGAAAACAGAAGCCTTCTCTACCAGTTCCCTACCACAGAAGCAGCAGCTGCCATACTTCTGCCCATGCAGTTTAGTATTGTACTTGGGGAAGGAGGCAAAGGTTTCAATCTCTTTCTTCAATGCTTCTTCACCCTTGGGGTAGAAGATCAGATCAGAATCTTTATTGACAATCTTGCCTTGATACACACTGTCCAGTTTAACAGCGATGTAGCCCTTAGATGCCAAGGTGAAGGCGACCTTAGTTCCTTCTGCTGACGTGAAGCGAATAGAAGGATACTTGAGGGTCTTACGAGCAAGCAGAAGCATTTCGAAGATCTCAGCGTATTGGTCAATTCTAGAAGTCATGATTTAATGTTCCTTTAGGTTAGAGATTGTATTGAGCTAAGCTCAGGCTGTACTCTCCATTGTATATGGGAAAGCACAGCAGGAAGTTACTCGTTACAGAATAGGATAGATGTGCCCATCTTCCGGCCGACGATTATCATTATCGAATTCAAACGCCAAGCAAGTATGAGGATTGTCATTCCACAAGGTATTGAATTCGTCGACAGTCCAAGAGCCTTCAAAAGATTCCCAGAAGGCATCAACCTGATCCTTATCCATTGACAACATAGTACGAGTGTTGTCATTGTACATCCAGCGTTGAGGAGAGAAGTGGCCGAATGCAATCATGCGTCTTTCTTTGCGGTTCATCTTAATATTCCTTTAGGTATGGAGCCAGTTACGGGTTTCACGGTGGGTGCGAGAAGTACCTCTTGCCTTGTGATACTTAGCCAAGTCTTGAAGCCACTCCACTCGTCTACCAAGGTTAGTAGTATCAGGATACCGCCTGCCGAGGATATTCTTGAGAGTAAGAATCTTTGATGGCCAGTAGTTACTGGTGCTCTCACGAGCTTCTTTTATCTGCGCCTTGTATTCCTTGTCCAGCAGACGTTGGATACTGGCCCGCAACATCTTGATATACTCTGCATTGCATTCCTTCCAGCGATTAGGGGAGGGGATAACAGAAGTAATCATCGGGCTATTAAGCGTATTGCAGAGATAGCAAAGATTCCCTTGTCTTATTTCATCTTCTGCAAAGAGTTGCTCAATCAGTTGAAGAAGGAAGTCTGCGTATGTATTGTTCATGATATTAGCCTTTAGAGAGAAATAGAAGATTACTTCTTGGAAGAAGGAGAAGGAGAGCGGTGAAGTCTTGCCATAGCGTACAGTCCAGTAGTACGCTCTTGATAAGATACGATACAGTAAGCAGATCCTTCATTCTTGAGAGTCTGCCGTACATGATTATCACAGTGCAGAATGTAGTCCCTGCCCTTGAAGTTAAGATACCGATTGTTCAGATCAATATCGTAAATGGTGCGCACATCAAGGACAGCTTTGATAATGTCACTGTGTCCAGTAACGCCGAATGTTTGCCGAAAAGCCATGATATTACCTCTTTCTATGTTGTGAAGATTAGCTCATTGTACCAACAGCAGGTATAAGTCTTCTTGCTGCCAGAATCTCTGAGAGAGTAGGCTTAGCTTTGACAATAGAAGAATCATCCATTGCCCGGTCCATGAAGTCATCGTCTAGCACGTCGCTATACTTCTTCAACGTGTTGATGATACTGTCAGCATTAGGAGAATCGAACAGCGCCAGCTTGTCGATCAGCTTAGAGCGCATGCTAGAATCCATTGTGATGATTGTCATGCCTTCGCTGATATAATTCAACACAGTAGCAAGCTTAACACCGCAGAGAGGATCTTTGCAGACTATAGCGATGTTGGCTTTAAGTGCCTTCTTATCATCTACTGAGATATTCTTGGGCTTCTTAGCAACCGGCGCATTAGTGGAGATGGTAAGTTCTTCTATTTCCACATCTTCTTCTGCTACCGGATGCAGGATAGCATTGCAAGCCTTGAGCCAATCCTTCAGCATGTCTTGCGTAGAAGAATGTTCCACAAGCTGAAGCATGGAAGCAAATGCCAGCTTAGGCATGGCTACTAACTTACGGGAAGGAATCTCTTTGATGTGCTTGATAGTAGACACAAGCGAGTATGTTGTGCAGAGCTGCAAGGCGATGTTGCAGTCTATACTCTTGATGTTATGCGTTTCGCAGAGATTAGTGAAGCGCATATAGGCTAAGACTATGCCAGCAAGTGTAACCTTGGGGAGAGTCTTTAGCGTAGCGAATGGGAGTTTAGCCATAGCTTCTACATTGGAAAGAGAAGCGAAGGGTGACTTATGCGTGAAGTCAATCCCAAGATTAGGGAAAGAGACAACATAAGGAATGCCGCTAACGGGGCAAACAGAGAATGTCTGCTTAGTCAGATGCAGCATAGTAGCTACTGATGATCTAGACATAATATAAAGGCCTTTAGAAGATACTGCGTTTAGAAGATACTAGCAGAATGCCAGCTAGTAACCCCGATTTTACCATAGGGAAGCGGCAAAAGTCAAGCATTGCCGAAAAATGCTTGAAAATCAATCACTTGGCGAAATCGGGGCATGGAAAAATTCCAGATGCATGAATTTGCTGTATTATGCGAAGCAATCCTTATGTGTCAATACAGTGCAGTATCTCAGATCATTGCAGAGGATTGGTAGGATATGAGGATGCTTAGTTACTACACCGTAGGGGTCTAGCAGCTTGAAGCAGCTTAGAGTTTTTGCCATGTACAGATCATCCTCAACGCAGAATAATATCTTGTTTGCGCTCTGGAATACCTTGTTGTGATCCGTTAAGATATCCATGATAATACTCTCTGCTGCTGCACGCTTCTCTTCTTTACCCATGTGACTAGGAAGCAGAGCGTAGAGCATACCTGAAACGTATGCAACAGCCTGTGCATATGATATGAGCTTCACTTCATTTGTTGAGATAGTATGCGGAAGCTGGGTGCCATGCAAGGTCATCGTGTAGGATTCTGTGCTCTTTGTAGAATAGTAGCCACTCTCTTTCTGTTCTTCTTCCTTGTTGCTAGTTTCAAGAGCAGGCGGGGCAGTGTAGGTATATTCGTACTCTTGTGCATTATCCCGATGGACAATATAACCTATGTAAGGCTTAGTGCTTTCACCATCCTTGAGCTTGGCTGCACGGTGCATAATGATGCCAAGGTTAGAATCAATCTCATCTGCCAATAGCAATTGGGAAGTCTCATATGCTCTTTGATAGCTTCGATACAAGCAACTCTATTATACATGTCAATTCTTTCTATAAAATGGAAGGGGTAGGTAGAGATATGGACACATTGATACCTTGGGGCATTGTACGGGGTACGGGTCGGGCGGTCAAGGGGCAAATTTGCAGTATTCGGAGACATAAGTATTAAGCGCGAAGCGGTATTAAGCGAACAGCGTTATTCTATGAATAGTGTTTGAAAGTGTGCTCTATAATCTTAATAGTAATGTCCATAAATAGGCCTATAGCAAATTTTAAAATAAAAAACTAATGGAGTAGTATATACT